CTACAGAGAGTCACACGCCCCACGAGCGCCAACGTCCGGACCGACATACCACGGGTAATTGCGGCAATGCACGGCACGAGCGCCGCAATTCGCCCCATCGCTCCAGTGGCCGCCCGCTAACAGCGCCGCCAGAGAATATGCGTAATACTGGTAAATGTTACCAACGTCGTAAGACTTCTCGCCTGTGTTCAATGGGCTTTTCTTGTCCCAGCCCCACGCTACGCTTGCGTGGTAGTCTGCATTTGTGGCGTGTTCCGCTCTTGTAATAAGCTCGTCCAGCCACTCCCAGACACGCCCCACGGCATCTACAACGCCCACGGAAGAAACGGCATTTACCACACTGCCTGTTACGCCCCTACCTGTGTTGCTGGTGGCGCTCCATGCGTTTGTATTTGCGTTATCCAGTCCGGCAGGGCTGCCAAAAGCATAAGCGCAAAATTCTGCATAGTTCGGCAGGCGTTTACCGCTCTTTGCCAGACGTTCTACAAAGTTATACCAGTTCATGCTTTCTGTACCCGTCATAGGTGCGCAGCCGTACTCTGATTTCAAGCCCTTTGCTCCGTCGTCAGAATTAAGGTAAATATCTACCCATGTGCCACCGCCTAAATATACCATACCCTCTGGGCTGCATTTCGGGCGGTGTCCCAGTGTCCATACAGAACGTGGTACAATGCCGTTGCTTACTGCACTTTCCCAGCCTGTTCCAAAAATAACACTGCTGCCATTAAGCGGCTGTAAATTGCTGTCCACCTTGCGGCAGCGTCCATAATGAAAGCCGCCGATTTTACGGCTGTTTGTAGCGTTCCAGCCCGTCGGGTATGTAGAGTTAAGGGAAATTACGTATTTCTCGTCTGTGCTGTCAATTCTGCTGTCGCAGATATATACGTAATAGTCTTTACCTACCGCAAAAGCGCTGCCTGCGTCCAGATTAGCAGCCGTAAGAATGGTGTTTGCTGTCTTGAAAATTCCAGCACCACCCACGGCAATTACGCAACCCTCTACTACGGTCAGTTCATTTGCTCCGCTGGCGTAAATGTACTCATTGCTTGGCGCTACAATATCGCTGATTGTAGCCATTTTATTTACGTTCAAAAGCGCCCTTGCGTCGGTCTTTGTAACGTCGTCCACTAATAATCTACTCATACTGCTTTAATACTCCTTTCAGTGCTGCAATGTCGTCTGTTGTCATTCCTGCCACGGTGTCTGTGCGTTCCAGCGCAATTACCTTGCAGCCCACTTTTACCGCTTTGGAAAGTGTAAGGGCTGTTCTGTCGTTTCCTGCCTCTCCTGCTGCCGCTGCCTCGTCGGTCTGGATATGTGTTACTCCCTGCACCGTGCCGGATACGTCGCCCGCTACGAATTTCATACCTACCGCTGCCTCGTCGCAGTAATATACCGTAACCGCCTTTTTCTCTTCCTCTACAGCTGCTACGCCGCACTCAATATAACGCTGGTTCTCTGCGCTCTCGATTTTTGCCAGCAAATCCGCTGCCGCCAGTTCTCCGCTTGCTACCATAGCAAGGCAGTTGTAATAGTCCTCTTTTGTCTTTAATACTTTAGGAAATCCTTTCATGGTCTGCCGCCTTTCTAAAATGTATTTGCAAGATAGGAATTACCCACGTAGGTAACCCCTAACACTGCCGTTTCTACTGTTCTTTCGTAATGCTGGCTCATGTATGCCGCACCCATGTAGCACAATCCCAGTACAGCATCATGCTTATAGTCAATGCCCCAGCCGCTTTCTACTCTCTTAAGTCGCTCGTCCAGCGCTGCTATTGCCTCTTTTGTTTCTTTCGTGCCCGCCTCTGCCTGCTTTTTCACTTCCTGCATGGCTGCTGCCAGCTCTTCAATTTGCAGTTGCAGGCTGCCTGCTATGTCCTCGCCCAGCTTGTCCTTGATACTCTCAAACCATGTGTTAAATTCGTTTTCAGCGTCCGACTGGAATAGCTTAATTTTTGCCATAAAGTCTGTATAGGCGTTTAAAAGTTCCTTATCCCAGTTGTCAAGTGTGCTTTCAAAACTGCTGTATCTTTCGTTAAACTGGCTCTCATACTGCGCAAATAAGCCCTCTGTCTTGCTTACGTAGCTGTCATATACGCCCGCAATCTCTGTAAGGTACTTTTCCATATTCTGCTTATATGTGCTGAACTCGTCCAGCACGGCTGCGCTGTAGGTGTTGAAAAAGTCCGTAAACTGCTTTGTAAGCACGCTTGCGTCTATCTCTTCCACCGTTCCTGTTACAATGCCGCAGACTGCGCTATTAAACCGCTGGTCTGTGATGTTCTGCGTCTGTATCCTTGTTACGCCCTTGCCTACGTAAATATCTGCAAGCGCAAGCTCCCATATTTCCGTAGTGCGTGTTACTGCCGTTGCTGTCGGCTTTGCAGACGGTGTGCCTTTCAGCACCGCAATATACATATCTCTTTGCGGCAAATCCCAGCGAACTACTACCCTGTCCACCCTGTTAAGCGCTCCCTCTGCCGTATCCAGTGTTACGCTAAGCGTTGCAGGATTTCTAAAGGCGTAGCCGTTTATAAAGGCATAGCCTGCATTTACTCTTATTTCCATGCCGCTGTAAGCTACCACCTGTAGCCCGTCGCTTGGCTTTGGAAAAATGCCGTTTGCAATGAAAGTAGCAAAGTACCACGCCCAATCCTCGGCTTTATATACCCTGTCGTACTCTCCGTCTACTGCCACGGCATTAAACGGTAAGCTGTTTGCCATTTCTGCTACCTCACTTTCCTAATCTGGTCTACCAGTGTCGGCAGGCTGTCGCCAAAAGTCGCCTCTACGGTTTCCTTGCCTTTCTGGTATGTTTCTGTTACTTCTGTAATGCGTGCATCTATCTGTATGCCCCACTTGGTTTCTTTGCAAGTAATGCGGTCGCCTAAATCAAAATCAGCCTTAAATTTCAAGTTTGAATTTGTATTTATGGTACTTACAAAATTTATGTTCTTTCCGTAGTTTTCCAGCTCTGCGCTGCCTCTCGTTTTCAGCATTGCAATATAGGTATTCAGCGGTATTGTTACTTCTGTTTCCCCCTGCTGGTATTTTCTGGCAATGTCCGTAGCGTCGCAGAATACCTCTACTAAATCCAGCCCCGTTGCGCCCTCGCCGTCCACTGTGGTTACTGGCTGGCTGCCGTCGTCGTCAGCTGCTCCCTGCACATAAATAAAGTTGCCGCAGTTCTCTATACTTGCTGTATATTCCTGCTCATTGACATTATCAAAATCTTTTGAAAATATGCAGGGCGTGTTACCCTCAGTATTTGTGGCTGTAAGGTCATTGCCCTTATACAGATAAAAACCAAACATTCTCTCTCTTTCGTTAAGCAGAATGTCGTAGCCCAGCTTTCCAGCCTGCGCCCTTGCCTTTACTTCCTGCCCCAGCTGTGCGTATACCTCGTTTGCATATTCAACCGCCACGCCGTCAATGGTTTCCTGCGCCAGAAATGTAAACAATGGAAAACGCCGCTTTGTGCCTGCCTCGCTACCGCAGTTGTTCTTTACCATAAGGTTTATAAGGTACTGGTTTGTACCTGTTGCCACAATCTGCGGATAAATGCAACGCTTATTAAGCCACCAGCTAAGCATATAGCCCTGCGCCTCTAACTGCTCTACGCCGTTCTCGTCTTTGGTAATGTGTACATAGGTTATCTGCGCTGCCCTGCGCCATACGCCGCCGTCAGCGGTCTTTACTTCCTTTTTTCCGTCGTGCTTTGTTATCAAATTGCCCTCTACCAGCAAACGGCTGTTATTGTCCGTAATCGGCGCAAGCAGGCTAAAAGTTCCTACGTCAAAATATTTTGTATGCCATATCAGGCTTGGCAGTTCGTCTATAGCTCCCAGCGGCTGTACTGTCTTGTCAAATACTCTAAGCTCCATACCGTCACACTCCTAAAAATTCCTTGCTGTAGAATATGGATACTTCCAGAGAATTTACGCCGCTGGCTGCATCATATCTAAACATATTGTCGCCTATAGCAAGCTGCATAAATGTACTGTCTACATCAATGTAGCGGAAATAGTCGGTTTCTACGCCGTCCCTTATCAGCTTAGCGCCCTTGCTGCCGTACTTCGTGTTAATCTCTATCACGTCGCCCGTTTTCATAGTGGCGTTAATCTGTATAAATTCCTCGGTATCCACATTAAGCAGTATCGGGTTTGAAACTGTCCCCAGTGCTGTAAACCTTATCCTCATTCCCGTTGATACGTCGCCCTCGTTGTAGCAGTCCACTATTACGCTTTCCGCTCGGTATCCGTATATCATGCTCTTTGTGCTGTCCTTTTCGATAGCGCAAGGGAAATGCCACGCAGCCACCCAGCTTGCTATATCCTCTTTTGTTTCTTCCTCTTCCCGCCAGAACGGGTTAAGGCACTCTATTTGTAAATCAAACTCATAAAGTACCTCTTTCTTTAGTATCTTAGGCTCTCCATACACCCTGCAATCAATCACGCGCTTAAAGCCGCCGTACTCATACACCAGCGTAGCGCTAAGCTCTGGGTTAAATATCTTAAGCATACGGCGGCGCAGTTCCAATGCCTGCGCCTTATCCCGTGTGTTGATATGTCCCACTACGTCTATGTCCCTCGCCTCGATACGCTGCCCTACGTAGGTGTCGCCGTGCTGTCCCATACTGTTTGTGCTGTAAATGACGCTCGTAACGCCGGAAATGCCCTCTACGTCTTTACTTATATTGCAATGGTATACGCTGTCTACTCCCAGCTCTAACCGCTCGCCCCTTGAATTTATGTAAGTCAGTTTTTCATTTTCCATGTGTTACACCGTCCTTGCTATCATTCTGAACTGTCGAGCTGCCTCTTTCTGCTGCTTTGCATAGTCCGTGGTATTCGCATAAATATACTGATTGACAACTACGCCGCCTGCTGCACTGCCGCCACCTCTCGGCTTTGGCTTTTTGTCGTCGTTATCATACTTAAATTCATTGCCTACATTTACCTTTGCGTCTACGTCAAATTCCTGCGGTACGCTGTCCTCAATTATTTTCTTAACGCCGCCGATTTCATTAGAAAAGCCAACACCGATACCCTGCGCCAGATATACGCCGATTTCGTCACGCATCAGCTTAGACGGGCTGGCAATTCCGAATAAATCTTTAAGGAAGTCGGTAACGTCTCCTACCCAGTCGCTTATTTTGTCTTTTATCCACCTCGTAGCGCCGCTTATGCCGTTCCAGATGCCCTCTACCATGTTTTTACCGAACCCTGCAAACGTACTGCCAATATCCTTAAATACGTCTGTTATTCCAGTAATTACATTTTTCATGCCCTCTACGGCTTTGTTCTTTACTTCTGTACCCCATGTAGCCACTTTGGAAATTGCACCAGAAATGCTGTTATAAATCTTTTGCGGTATTTCCTTAACAATCGTAACAATGCCCGTTACCATGGCGTTCATTACCTCTTTGGCTTTCGTAAGCATATTGTTACCCCATGTAGCCACTCTGGTTACTGCCCCTACTATGCTGTTCCAGATTTTCTGCGGCAGTTCTTTAACAATCGTAATAACGCCTGTTACCATGGCATTCATTACCTCTTTGGCTTTCGTAAGCATATTGTTACCCCACGTAGCCACTCTGGTTACTGCCCCTACTATACTGTTCCAGATTTTAGCAGGCGTTTCTTTCACAATCGTTACAATGTTCGTAAGCATTGTGTTCATTACTTCTTTGGCTTTGGTCTGCATATTTGCGCCCCACGTAGCCACTCTGGTTACTGCGCTTACTATACTGTTCCAGATTTTCTGCGGCAGCTCCTTAACAATATCTATAACTTTCGTTACAAAATCTGTTATAACTGTGCCGCCTTTTTCCTGCATATTTGCGCCCCACTCTGCTATTTTCTCAACGCCCGCAGCGATTGCCTGCGGTATCAGAGTAGGTAGCTCTTTTATTTTATTTATGATTGTCGTTACCAGCTTGCCTGCCGCCGTCAAAATCTTAGGCAGCCCCGTAATCAGTCCTGTTACAATGGCTGCTATAATTTGCGGTATGGCTGCGATTAAAAGCGGTATTGCATCTATGATGCCGTCAATCAATGCAACTATAATATCGCCCGCACTTTCGATAATAAGCGGTATGCCCTCAACCAGTGCATTTATGATAGCCGTTATGATTTCCGGCAGTGCCTCAATCAGTACAGGCAGCGCTGCTACCAGTCCCTGTGCCAGCCCCGTAAGCAGCTGTAATGCTGCTGTAATCAGCAACGGTATATTTTCTATCAGCATGGTTACAATGTTCGTAACCACCGTTACGATTGTTGGCAGCAATGTAGGTAACGCTTGTGAGATACCTTGCGCCAATTCCGTAATAATCTGTACACCTGCCTCTAAAAGCTGCGGTAAAATGGTAAGTAGCGTATCTATGATTGTCGGTATAATCTGCCCGATTATGCTTATCATTTCCGGCAGCATTCCAACCAGCGTATTAAGTAAGTCCTGTACACCGCTCATTAAAGGCGGTAATAACTCCTGTATAACCTGTGGTATATACGTTGCAAGCTGCTCTACGATTTCTCCCAGTCCGCTTACCAGCCTCGGCACTGTTTCTATTACCCTCGGTGCTATATTCCCTACCACTGTTACAATACTGTCTACCAGATTGCTTGTAAGCTGTGAGAAATTCGCCTCGCTGTCTGCCATTCCAGCTACCCAGTTGTCCCACGCTGAACTCATAGAACTAACCGAACCCTCTATTGTTGTACTTGCCTCTTTTGCCGTTGTTCCTGTTATGCCCATTTCCGTCTGTACGACGTGAATAGCGTCTACAACGTCTGAATATGATGAAATATCATACTTAATGCCGGATAGCTTGCTTGCATCATCAAGCAGTCGCTGCATTTCCTCTTTTGTACCGCCATATCCCAGTTTTAAGTTATCCAGCATGGTATAATTCTGCTTTGCAAAACCGTTATAGGCGTTCTGTATAAGCGATATATCAGTACCCATTTTATTTGCATTGTCTGACATATCCGTAATTGCCACGTTTGCCTTTTCTGCTGCCGCTGCCGTGTCATTATTCATACTGGCAAGCAGCGACGCTGAAAAGCTGGTAACTGTTTCCATGTACTCATTTGCAGACATTCCGGCTGTTTTATATGCGTCGTTTGCATAACCAACAACCGTATCAGACGACGTTTTGAAAAGAGTTTCTACGCCGCCTACAAGCTGTTCCTGTGCTGCGTATCCCTCTATCGCTTTTGTGGTAAGCGCTCCTATGGCTGTTGCCGCTCCCGCAACTGCTGCCGCCGTCGCCGCTGCTGCTGCTTTAAGCGCTGTACCCATTCCACTTAGCACGCTTGTAAATCCAGAAAATTTCCCCTTTGCGTCGTCTGCCTGTTCCCCGCTGTCTTTTATTTCCTTTCCCATTTCGTCAGCGGCTTTTTCTGCTTTTTCCATTTCGTCAGTCGTTTTGCCTAATTCCTGCTCTGTCTTTACAAGCGCTGCTTTCTGGTAATTTAACTGGGTTTCAAGTTTTTTACTTTCTTCGCTATTGTCTCCTGTTGCCTTGCGACATTTTTCTAAAGCCGCCTCGGTTTCTTTTACCTTTTTTGCCTGCTCGTCGTATGTTTTCTGTAATACCGTCTGCTTTGCTTTCAGTGCATCTACGCTGCTTGCATTGTCCTTATATTCAGCCGTTACAAGTTTCATTTCAGAATTAAGCACTTTAAGGGTGCTGTTAATTTCCTTGCAGGCTGCTTTATACTCTGCCTCTCCGTCAAAACTTAACCTTGTTTTGACGTTCTGCGTCTTATCTGCCATAATTAAAAGCCCCCTAACGCTATGTCTATATCGTCCATGTTTTCTGTAGCTGCTGGTGTTCCCGCCTGTTCCTGTCGGAAAATGTGCGGGTTATATTCCTTGTGATATTTAAACAGTGTCGTTATCTGGTATGGTGTTTTTCTCCACGCCTCACGTTCCCTGTATCTCAAAAGCACTACTGCAATATACAAAAGCCGTGCAGTATCTAATTTTCCTGCACGGCTGCCCTGTTTCCCTCTTCTGTTGTTTCTTCTCCGTCGTTTTCGTTCTCTGTGTCGCTGTTGTCTCCCGCAGTTCCTTTGTAGAACGATTTAAAAATAGCGTTCTGTACTTCCTGCAAATTTCCTGCGTGTATCAGTCTGCCTACCCTCTTCTCTTCAAGCAGCTGGGCGTTTTCGTCCTCTGCTAAAAGTGCCTCGTTAATAAGCAGCGTAAGTAACCACCTTGTATCTTTAAAAAGGTTTGGGTTATCTTTATTGAATACCTCGCTTAATTTGTCGTAGCCCCCAAACTTTTCCTGTACTTCGTCTAATGCGTTCAGTGAAAAAAGTAAACCATATTCTTTGCCGTTCAGCTCTACGGGAAAAGCCCCGCTCTTTAATGCTCCCATGATATAAAATTAAGGCGCAGCCCATGCCACGCCTCTCTCCTTTCCTGTTTTATACACTTTCCATTGCTTCTGCCTTTTCCGGCACTGCTGTAAACCACGTCTTAGCTGCTGCGCTTTCCTCTGTTCCCACAAAGTCAGCTTTCCACAAATTATCTTTCTTTCTCGTTGTAAAAGATGCCTCAATATCCGGCGTGTTAAACTTGATGCTTTCACCCTTTGTTTCGTACTTTTCAGACGGTACTTTAAATTTTGCTTTAAGCAGCCATACGTAACGATATTTACCGCCCGTTTTCTTAGCTCTGAACCCTACAGCAACATACGGCGGCTCGTCCTCTTTTCCCGCCCATACTACGCTGTTCTTATCTACTGCCTGTCCCAGCAGCTCTGCCAGCACTTCCGGCGTAAGGTCTTTAATTCCCAGCTTAAGCGTTCCACTTGCAAACTCTGTGACGCTCACGCTTAATGTGTCGTCTGCATACAAGCTGCCGTCCGCTGTCTTTACGGACAAATCGGCGCTCATTGCCTCTGCCATTTTCTTAGGTGTCCCGTAGCTCTCTGCTCCGTCTGCCTCTGTGCATACGGCGTAATATAAATCTTTCAGTCCCAGTGTCATTGTTTAATCACTCCTCTTTCAAAATCTCGACTGTGATAGGCACTAACCAGTACCCCGTTTCTGTTTCGTAGCTTTCTGCGTCTATGCTGTTGATATAAACGCCTGCTGCTTTCAATACCTCTTTTGTCTTATCAAGCTGCGCCTCAAAATCGCCCTTATGGAAAAGCGTAACTCTATACATTTCCCTGCGCTCTTTCTCTTCGTCGTCTGCATTTACCGCAGGCGTACCCAGCAGCCGCAGAAACGTATAATATGCGTCTGGCTTATCCCGTCCAGTGTAAACACCTCTCTGGGCTGGCAACCCTGCGCTTTCTAAAATCTCCTGTATACTCATTCGCCTGTTTCACTCTCCCATATACTGCGCTGTGCCTCTACTACCTTTTCGTGCGCCTTTTCGTTTGCCACTGTCATATAAGGGCGTGCAGCGTGGCTACTTGTGCCGTACTCTGCCACAAAGCCGATTGTTGCATAGCGCACCTTGCTTTTATCTCCTTTTCTGTCGTTTCCATGCTTTGCCCGTCCCTGTGGGTATATCTCTACGTATTTCTCCGTATCGTCGCCCTTTACGTCCGTAGCTTTTATGGAATTGATAAAACCGCCCGTTTCATTCAGTCCCATTGCCTGTGCCTCTGCTCTCTGTGCCTCTATCAGCACATCAGCACCAGCTTTAAGCATTTTGGGGACTGCCTCAACTGTAGCCGCCTCTCTCCGGCTGAAAGCGTCTATAATATCTTCCAGCCCGACTGTGTTAAACTCTCCCATGCTTACACCTCGTTTCTGTGGCGTAAGTCTGTAAGCGTAAGCTCTATGGTGTCTGTTCCTGTATCGTAGGTCTTAAGTACAAAATAGCGCCGCCCGTTTACTTCTACTACGTCCTCGCCGCCATAATCTGCCTTATGTACCTCGTACTTTGCCTCTACCAGCTTTCCTGTCTGCTGGCTCTTGAAATACTCGCTATACCCCACTGATTTTTTATTACAAAATACAGTACGGGTGCTTTCTTTCGGCTTTGTCGCAAATCCGTTTTTGTTTACCCTGTCTTTTTCGCTTACCTCGCTTATCAGCGTTATTTCGTCTATCCAGTCCATACCTTACCTCTCTTTTAGGTGTCCGTTTCGGACACATAGCCCAAATAAACGCTACCGCAATAGCAGTTACCCAGATATGCAGCATCTGTTTTATGCTCTAAGGCATCTATGCGCCCGTCCAATGTTTCCATGTTTTCGTAAACTTCTGAAAACGTATTATTTACAGCCTGCATATTGCTGCTTTCTCTGGCTTTCGCTTCCTGTACCAATGCCTTTAAGCTGGTAAAGCTAAACCACCTCATGCCAGCACCTCACTTATGCAAACAAGGCTTTTATTTCCTGCTGCGTAATTTCTGTAAGGTCTGCTGCTGTCAGTGCCGTTATTCCTTTTGTAGCTGTAAATTTGCCTGTTTTGTTATCATACGCAAGCCCTGTAATCACATTTCCTGCGCCCGTAACTGCTACGCTTAAGTCGTCCAGCTGGATAAGTCCCGCTACTGCCTCGTTGATTGCTTTTGTTACGTCTGCGGTCTTTGCATATGTTGTCAGTGCATTTGCAATGGCTGCCGTTACTTCCGTAGTCTTTGCATAACTGCTTAAGTCTACTTTCCAGTCGCCCACCTTTTCCAGCTTACCGTTAATTACCATGTATTCGCTGTAAAGGTTTCCTGCCTCTCCACTGGCATTTTTTACCATGTAAATTTTCTTTTCTGCGCCGTCCGCTGCTGTATCAATATCTCCCGTGCTGTCTACCATTACACGGCTTAAGTGGTCTGTCCCTGCAATCGCTGTGGAAATAGCGGCGGCTACCTCTGTTGCGGTCATTCCGTCTTTAATTCCATAGCCTGCAAGCGTTGTAGCTGCGTCTGCTTTCCCGTTTATAAGGCTTTTCAAATCTTCTGTAAGATTTTCTACAGCCACCTTATCAAGCCCCCCCAGCGCCCCTATGTCGCCTTTTTCTGCATAGCGTTCTTTAATTTCCGCTACCAGAAATTTAAGGGTATCGTATGTAACTCTCTTAATTGCCATTGCTCTTATTTCTCCTATTCAAACAAATCCTTAATATCCTGCTCTCCTACTTCGCCGTCCGCAGTATCTGGCGTAACGCCGCCTGTGTATTCACTGGATAGGCTTAAGTGCGTTTTAAGACACTCGTAAGATTTCCGAAATTGCTCTGATTTATCAGAGTATCCAAATTCTGCCTTGCAGTATAGCGTAATGGCTCTAATAATCAGTGCGTCTGTTTCTTCCAGTTTCTTTACGCCTACGTCCTGCAAATCCATTTTGCAGGCGGCTATACAGTCGTTTATTTCCTCTGTGATTTTCTCACTGGTGCTGCTGATACGCAGCGCCGCCCGCATTTTCTCGGTTAATGTTGTGGTATCTGCTGCCATAGCCTGCACCCTCTTTCTTACTCTTCTATTACTGCTGCTACGCCTGCCTCTTCCAGAACTGCTGCACGTTCTCTGCTTACGGTGTAAGTGTCCCCAGTATCCTTAATCTGGTTTAATTCCATATCACGGAAACGGCGCTTTACTTTCACTTTTACCAGCCTTGCTACTTTCTTTTCTTCCTCGGCTTTAGTTGCCGCCTCTGCTGCTGCCTCTGCTGCTGCCTTTTCCTCTTCGGCTTTAGCTGCCGCCTCTGCTGCCGCCTTTTCCTCTTCGGCTTTCGCTGCTGCCTCGGCTGCCGCTTTTTTGTCCTCTTCCGTAAGCTCGTTGTCGTCTGGTATGTCTACCTCGACGGCTGCGCAGCGTGCAGCAATTTCTTTCTTTGTTCCCTCTGCATCTACGCCCAGCTGCTTTGCCAGTTCCTGCAAATCCTCTTTCTTATAGCTTTCCAGCTCTTTTGCGTCTAAGTATCCTTTCATGCTCTGCCTCGCTTTCTTACACTGCTGTTACACCCTTTTTAACTAAGATAATGCCCGCAGCGTCAGCTACTTTGCCGTCCACTACCATTAAGCACTTATTCTTAATCTTGTTGTTGTCGTGGTCTGTCCATTTCACTACCTGCATTTCCATGTTGGTATTGATAACGTAATCAGAGAAATTCATAAATACTGCGATTACGTCGCCCTCGTTTGCGTCGTCCCAGCTCGGTAAAACGTCGTCCTCTACAGTTTCCACATTCTTACCCATAAAACGGTATGTTTCCTCTCCGTTCACGCCGTAGTTTGTGCGTCCGATAGGCTGCCCGTTCTTATCTTCCATGCCGTCAATGCCAGTATCAAAAGTGGACTGGTTCATAACAAAGCTGCCGTTTCTGTACGCCTTTTTCATTTTGCCTTTTACCTTGTGCCAGCCGTTCCAGCTTGCATACTCTTCCGGTGTCAGAGTAATTACAGCTGTTACCCTGCTGTCTTTCAGAACGCCCAGCGGCTGCCCCTCGCCTGTACCGTTGAAAATGGCAATTTCGATAGCCTTTACCATTGCCTCTGTTGCCATAGGTACGAACAAATCAGTAAACATTTTCAATGTTACTACATTTGCTAAAATGCTCTGGGAAATTTTGCACTCCAAACCGTAATAATTGAAAGTTACGGAATTTTTAGCAGATGCTTTCTGGTCGTCGCTGCTCTTTGCCTCTGTAATCCAGTGTGCAGTAGGCTTTAAGTCTGCAATCGGAATGGAAACGCCGCCCTGTACGTTAATCTTACGCACCTTTGCATAAATGCTGCCGTAGCTTTCCAGTTTCTGGATAATTTCATTCATAATAGTTGTCGGAATTACAGCGCCGCTGTCTGCTGTGGTGGTGGTTTCAGCTGCTCTGTACTCTGCCGGAATAGCAACGCCTCTGCATACATAATTCATAAACGCTTTTCTGTATGCCGTAGTGTCGTATTTGTCCTCTGGTTCTCCTGCTCCTGCGCCGCCTGCTCCCTTGAAATTTCTAAGCAGCGTGGTATCTGCTCCCGCTCCACCTGTCGGCTCTCCTGCTGCAATTCTTTCAAGCAGCTTTTTACGTTTCTCTGCCGCTGTCAGTAAAGCGGTACGCTCTTCCTGTAAGTCTGTTACCTCTGTTTCCAGTTTTGTAATTTCCTCGTCCGTAAGCTCTGCCGCTCTGGTGTTAAGCTCTTCTTTGATTTCGGCTAATCTTGCCTCAATTTCCTTTAATCTCATAGTCTGTGTTCTCCTTTTTTGTTTTGATTTTTATAAGCTCGCCTTAATCTTTAGTATTGCTGCCCGCCTCTTAAGCAACTCCTGCCGCTCCCGCTCATAACTCCTACTCGCAAAAGCACGGGCGCTTATTTCAGTATCGTTATTTGCCGGAATACTCACGGCTGATACATCATAAACCTTTTTGATTTTCAAAATTGTTCTTGTATGTGTTTCTCTGTCGTAGCTTTCCTCTGCCACTGTAAACGCCCATGACATTTTAGTAATCATTCCTGCGCTTATGTCTTGATACAGCCCACGGGCTAAGTCTGTCCGGCTTAAGTCTGCTGCCACTAAAAGCCCCTTTGCGTCCGGCTCTAAAATCAGCGTATTATTTGACTGTCTGGCAAATACTCTGCCCTCATGGTCGTACTGCATGATAACGTCACTCATGTCTGCGCTGTCTAATGCGCGTGCGTCTATTCTTTCGTAAATCTTTGTGCCGTCCTCAAACTCATATAAAAGGTATGGCGCATTAAATGTAGTGGCGTAGCCCTCTACGTAGCACTCCGACTGTATACGCTTTTCGCCGGAACTCTGCGCTACCAGAGGTGCTACCAGCGTTCTATATTCCCGTTCTTTCTTAACTGGCATTATTTACACCCTCTTTCTCTTTCTGTCCGTTCTGCGGCTCTTCTCCCGCTGCTGGTTCTGTCTGCTGCGGTACTTGCTGTATGATAACTGGCTGCTCACTTCCTTTGTGCAGTTCGCTTACCTCTGTATATTCCTTTCGGATATAATACTTTTCCCCGTCCTCAACGTGTGCCATGTTCCATATATCCATTACGCCGTTTCTGTTTAGTAGCGCACGGTCAAAAAGCTGTGTGCTTACGCTTAACTTTGTGGCGTTGCTGGCGTATTGCAGGCGGTTTGCAGAAAAGAAAATAGCATTGCCGCAGGCTCTTTCTCTCTCTGTAAAGCTCATATTTGTCATAACAAGCGATAGCTGTATTGCAAACGGCTCTATTTTCCCCTCGTAGTAAGCATTCCACGTATTTTCATCAAATTTATTTTGCAGAATATCCATATTTGTTCCAAAATGCGTGCATACATTTTCCTGTATGTGCTGCATCTGCAATGCGTTTGGCGTATACGGTTTGCTTTCTACCTGTTTCAGCTCACTAAACTTGTTATCATAAATAATCATGCCGCTATCGTTGTCTGCGCTTAAGTTGTCCTCTGTAAAGCGTTTCCGTTCTTTCTTTATATCATCTGGTTTCAGCATATTTGCCACCTTTGCCAGAAAACGGATATTTGCCGAATTTTTTACAGCGTTTATAATTCCCTCATTCTGCGTATGTATCAGCTGCATAGTTGGTGCAAGCGTGCTGTTGTCCTCTCCAAAAAGGTCGTCTTTATATTCAAAGTCTGTCATAATGCCTACACGTTCAAACTCAATAGCTCCATAGCTGCCATTTGCAAACAGATACCGTAAATATAACTGCCCCTCACTCTCTACCACCTCGCAGCGTTCAGCCCGCAGTGGATACCAGCCACACAAGCGCCCGTATTCGTCCTCGATAGGTATAATAAAAGCGGTGTGTTCCACCGCTACATACGTTGCCAGACGCTTTATAAATTTTGTTGTATCCATGAAGTAGTTGGGCTTATGCTGTAGTGTCTTTTCCAGTGACTTAAGAGCGCTGCCCTCTATCTCCGGCTTTAGCTTGCTGCAATGTGTAGCAAAATTATTTATAGCCGTTCTGGTTAAATCCATTTCATACACGCCGCCGCTAAAGCTGGTAAACGTCGGGCTGTATCCGTTCAGCATTTTGAAATAATTACCTATGGCTTTTAATTCTTTGCCATGAAAAAGATAGTCTAAAAATTTCATGCCGTTTACACTCCTTTCTATGCGGCATTTTTAAGCAGCTCGCCGCACTCTTCCCAGTATTTCTGCCGCACGGTCATTGCATCTATGACAGATACAAAGCCGTCGATATGCGCCCGCTGCTCGATTTTTATAGGTCTAAATTTTCTTGTTTCCATGTTGTGCTTAAGCGCAACATTTAAGAAATGCGTCTTTAGTAAATTGTTGTCGGCAATCTTAAAATCGCCGTCTTTTATGATGCCCTCAAACTCCCGTATAACTGGTGTAAGGTTTTCGCCTTGGTAAACGTCGTCCATGTGAAAACCATAATTTGCCATATCGGTAATAAGGTACTGGGCGCTGTATCTGTCGTAGCCGATTTTCAACGGTCGTATGCCGTAATCTTCCAGCAGCATAGTAAACCAGCCGTAAACGTCGTGGTAATCTACGTAATTCTCGCCGCTTAAGGTTATCAGCCCCTTTTTAACGAATATGTCATACGGCACGCCGTCCGTAGCCTGTAAGTATTCCAGCCTGCCCCGTGGCATAAAGAACTGTGTAAACGCATACAGTGTACCGTCTTTCTGAATAACCACACTGGCTGCCGTTAAGTCCGTTGTCTGGCTTAAGTCGATACCGCCCACTGCGTAGCAGTCCCTAAAGTCCTCTAAGGTCTTTTCTACTCCGGCGTTCTCTACCGTCTGATATTCCAGCCATGCAATAGAGCTGTTCTGCTTGATATTGCAATACTTTGTAAGGAACTCTGCTTTTTTACTTAAGCTACCCTCTGCTACTGCTATCTCGTCCATAAAGAAACTTTCTTTTACGGATACGCCCATGTTAGGGTTAGCCTTTTTCAGTTCGTCTATGTCGTTCCACTTCTCCACATCATCAATCATGTAAAGGAATGGTAATAGCCTGCGCTCTTTGCTGTTTCCTTTCAAGAAACTTGTGCTACGTTTCATTAGTTCATCATAAATACTGTCGTTGATATATCCGGCAGTGCTTATGCTCAATATCATAGGTTGAGTACGTGCGCCTAAAGCGGATTTCATAACCTCATACTGCTTTAGTCCAGCGTCCCCGCTCCATGCTGCCATTTCATCACATACCACAAGCTGCGGGTTAAATCCGTCTGACTTCTTGGCATTAAAAGCAATCGGTTTTATTACCGTGTTGCTCTCCGCAATATAAATATCGCTGCGCCGTTTCTTTGCCAGCTCCGCTAACTCGTCCTCTGCCTGTACCATTTGATAAAATCCGTCATACACCAGCGCCGCTTGGTCTAATTTCGGCGCTAAGCAGTATATTTCTTGTCCATACTCCGGCTCTAAGTACGCCATATATGCAATAATCGCAGATGCAAATAAACTTTTTCCGTTTTTTCTGCCAATTACAATAAAAATTTCACGGAAAATACGTATTTTTTCTGCGTCCTGTATGCCAAAAATAACAGAAACTATGGCTTTCTGCCATAGCTCCAACTTGATTAAATCATTACGTCCTTTGCTGTGGTGGCAAAAGTTCTCTATGAACCGTATAGCCTTATTCGCAGCCTTTGCATTAAAAAAATACTCCTGCTTTTGCAGCCCGTTTATAATGATTTCGTATATTTTCTTTATCCATTTTCCCGCTATGATTTCGCCGCTTGTAATCTTTGCGTGGTACTCATAGATATAATTTCGATAAGGCGGCAATATTGCTTACTCTTCCCGCAAAGCCGCCAGCCTGCTTGTCTTTCGTTTCGCAGCTGGTACTAATTCCGTAAGCTGCTTAATCACTGCTGCATAGTTCTTACTAAGCGCTATGTAGGTTTCTGCCTCTGGGCTTTTCTTTGTTCCCCACTGGTTCTGCCCGTTCTGGTACTCACTCGTCCAGCCGTCTTTTTCAAGTTTCGCCTGCAAGTCGTCCAGCTCAATGCTCATAAATGCAGCCTTTTCTATCAGCGGCGTTACTAATTTTCTTTTGTTTTCGTCTAAGTCCTTGAAAATTCCCTTAAGTCTGGTCTTTTCGGTCTTTATCCTCTGTTCTTTGGTTTTCTCTTTCTTTGTTGCCATTCCTTTACCCCGCTTTCCATTCCTGCGCCGCACCACACCCCCTACACCACCCGTGCGCACGCCCGTAGGGTAATTTTAGGGTATCCCCCTCGGTATTCGCCCCCTTTAATTATTTTTCTGATATGGGGGGAGTATGCCGCCGTTCTCGTCGAACTGATACCGCTTATGCCTCTCCTGTTTGTGGTGTTCCTTGTTGTGGCAGTCTTGGCACAACGCCTCTAAGTTATCCCAGCACAACGTAACGCTTATGTCGTTTATGTTCTCTCTGTTAAGCCAGCGCTTATGATGCACTATCTTTGCGGGCTGCCCGCAGCGTTCACAAATATAATCTTGTGACATTAAATAAGCGGCTCTGGTTTTTTCCCATGCCGCTGATAAATAAAAACTCTTAGCCCATGCTTTCATACTGTCCCCTCTCTTTCTTCGTTTCCCAGCGCCCTAAGTTTCATGCGCTGGGTGGAGGCTAAAGAATGAATAGAAAAAGAGTAGGCAACTGCTGCCGCACATGGCTTAAGCTATCGCCTACTCATTTCATGCTACCATTGTATCTCTTTTGTTTTCCCATGTAAACACCACGTTTTTACCA